GGCCAGAGAGGGAGTATCTCTGGCCGGCGCGCCTAGGGCTCGAAGCCCTGTGGAGTGTCAACAACCGGCGCGCCTTACTACAAATCCGCTTGTATCATTCTTAGCTTTTGAGCCTTTGGGCTCTAGTCCGACAATCACGGGCGACGGATCAAGGTGACGTAGGTCGTGCGTTAGTCCGTCGATCACTTTATGACCAAAATATGTTTCCGGCATACCACCCCCAAATACTACCGCGACATTGAATCCACCTGCCAATGCAAGCTTGGCTTCGGTTTGGTTTGTTTCCGACAAGCTGAACGTCAAATGATAGTTGCTTGGCCTATTCGGATTCAGAACCCGCTGCAAGCTTTTCGTGTAATCAATAAACTGGATTTCAGGAAACCGCATTGGCAACGATTGTCCGTTGTCCGTTTTGATATACTCAAATGCTACGTCGGTTGAACCGTTTGGGCGAACCGCGAGCTTCTTATTTTCCCTATCAGCTTTACGGATCAAGGCGCGGACGTGGTCGGTCATCTCATTCATAAACGCTTTACGGTCATTCATGAACCACCGCGCTTTGGCTATGCGGCTTTCCCTAACTGGATTCGTGCCGTTTTCTAAATCGGAAACAATTGCGGCTTGGCCGCTGTACTTGCCAAGACATAATGACCTACAACCAGCGCTAGAATGTGGGCAAAGATTGCCAACGCCAGCGGTATCACTTTGCGCCATGTAATTAATGCCGTTCAGGTATCCGAACTTGTCAGCCTTGACAGCCTTTGGACTATCAACCGAAAAAAATTGGGTAAATCGTTTTTTCATAATAACCTCCAAATTGTTGACTCTGCCAACGTACCATTATTTCCCATAGAGTGTCAAGGTCGGGGTCGGGTCAATCAAGGTCGGGTCAATCAAGGTCGGGTCAATCAAGGTCGGGTCAATCAAGGTCGGGGCAATCAAGGTCGGGGTCGGGTCGGGGTCGGGTCACAAAAAAACGGCCCAGGATTAGCCGGGCCGTTTAGGGGCGGGGGACAGATACTACGTCCACCTTACCAGGGAGGTATGGTCGGCAGCGTAACCTGAGATCTCGAGTTCTGTCAATCCCCGAAACCATTCCGGCGCTGGGCGCCCAGCGCCCAGCCACCGTTGGTATTACACTCCAATCTGAATATGATCTTCTGCGAGACGAAGCACGATGGAGTGACCTTGATCAATGGCTTCCACTTGCTCCTTACTAAAAGGTATCCACTCCGCAAAATCATCAGGCGATACCGTATGCGTTTTATCCCATAGCGTATCGCGGTTTGCCTTGGTTGGTTTGTAGCCTTGAGCGTATACCACTGTATTGACGACACCATCAGAGGCGACAAATCTCTCATCGCTTGGTGACATTAAATAAATTCCCTCATCCTTGACTAACCATAAACCAAGTTCGTCAGTGTAGTCCTTTGTATAAGGGAGACGGCGTGGTCGATTGTTTGACCATTCCATCATCTGTTTCAAGGTGTTTTCCTTGTCATTTTTGAAAGTTAATCTGTTCATCTGAACTACTCCAAAGTTGTTGACCCCCACACACTACTCCCATATAATCCCACGGTCAACAACCAATGGAGGACGATATGTCCACAAGAGCAATGTACACTTTCGGCGGAGACTTCCACGTCTACAAGCACCATGACGGATACCCGTATTGCAAGTTTCCGCAAGGTGAAGGTGGTGGCTTGGTTTGGATCAATAAAGCCATTGAATACGCTTGGGAGCTCCCACGTTTTGAGGCGGATGAATTCGCCGCCGCATTTGTTGCCGCGAATAAAGAACCGCGCCAAGGCGGTGTTCGGTTGGTTAACAAAATGCATCCTTGGGAATTCTCTAGCGATTGCGAATACTGGTACAAGGTCAAGATTGCCGTTCCCGCGCTTGATGTATGGGTAGACGTTTATGAGATTGATTGGTGGAATACTGACAGTCGCAAAGAGAAACTTGTTATGTCTGGTGCTTTGTCCGAATTACTCGCAAGCGAACGCGCCCGAAAGGAGGTGGCGTGATGCCTAATTGGACAAGAAATATTATGCACGTTGATGGTGATGTAAAGGAAGTTAAAAAATTTCTGAAGCACATGGGAAAGCAAATGGATTTTCAAAAAGTCCTCCCCATGCCAGAGGATTGCTTTACCGATAATTTAGGTGATAAGGAACGCAAGATGTGTGAAGATCAAGGTATTCCAAACTGGTATGATTGGAGCATAGAAAATTGGGGAACCAAGTGGAATGCAAACAATGTAGAAGGGGATGTAGAGGTAGATAAATACGGAAAAAAGGCTCAGTTTCTACATTTAACCTATCGATTTGAAACCGCTTGGGATACTCCTCGTGAAGTGATCAGAGCTTTGTTTAAGCAATGGCCAGAACTTGAATTTGACGGTGGTTATATCCATGAAGGTTACGAGGGTTGCGGAAACTTTAATGAGTTCAGCAAGGGGTAAGAGTTTCGGGCGCCTCCCGATCGGCGCCATGTAATAGATCGGGATCTGTGTTGACTTGGGCGTCCTTCGGGGCGCCCCTTTTTTATGGTCGGGTCGGGTCGGGGTCGGGGTCGGGGTTGGGAACTCGAGGTGATTTTAGTCTGCTGCTGCCACGGTAGTACGATGGAGGTGTAACAAAAAGGGCCTGCCGGCCCTTTAATTCTCCTATTCACAAGCTTCAATTAATTCCTGAATATTGGCGAGTGTTACGTCGCGGTCCCGTTTAGATGGAGCTGTTGCGACTTGGTCGGCATAAAAGGTTTTGAGAGCTTCAAGTAGTTTGGAATGGCCAGCAGATGTTAGTTGGATTGTGCGTGGCATTTTCGAATATCCTTTGTTGTTGACTGTCCTTTGTTGTTGACTGTCCTATTTTAATCCCATACAATCCCATGGTCAACAACTTAGGAGTATTTTGAAATGGCAAAAAATCCACTAGGTAAAAGTAGGACTGCTGACAATCCTTACGCTATCTTCAAGCATCCCATGGCTGGATTTACGTGGAAGGTTTTGAAGACGTACCAACTACCAAAAAACGAAAAGCAGTATGCACGCTGGTTAGTAGCCGCATCGTCACCAATGACCTACGGGTCTGACGAATACGGCGACCAGTATTGCGCCGAAATTCTGAATGACCCATCGGTTGTTTGCACGTTTGCCTCTTCGGAATTTAATGAGGCTTACCGTGACGATCCCCGAATACGCCTCACATAATTTTTGATCCACCAAGTCTGGGCGCCCTTCGGGGCGCCCTTTTTTATGGTCGGGCTGGATCGGGCTGGATCGGGTCGGGTCGGGTCGGGGTCGGGAGCTTATGGTTATTCTGTCCGCCGCTGCCCCGGTACTGCACTCGATGGGAAGGTATCTAGGATGAAAATATGGCACAAAGAGAGGGCCGGCCACACCTGGCCGGCCCTAGTATGTCCCGTTGTCTATGTGTGTGTGTAGCCGTCAGTCTCTATCCCGACAATCATTCCACACCATGGAACTAGGATGCAGTCCATTCCAATTCCTACAAAGGCCGTGCGGCGGAAAGCGAGATAGGACAATGGCTTGTCTTGCCACGGTCGTTTGTAAACTTCGAACAATGCAGCGCGTTGGTCTTTAGATAATGATTTCATATCTTATTCCACCTTTTCAATGGCATCGGCATCTTCAAGCGCCACCATGATATCCTGATGTAAGAAACTACCGGAGTGTATTGAGGTATCCTGATTAAGACGCTCGAATGCCTCGCTCAATATCGCGGTCAACTTGTCGTTGGAAGCGATTGCGCGATTATAGGACACTATAACTTCGCGAACATTCTGCGGAGATATTGTGCCGCCTGCGTCCATATGAGCATCTAACTGTTGAATATATTTTGTGTTGTCGTTCATTTTCATTTCTCCACTTGCTTGTTGACCATGGGATTGTATGGGAGTATCATCTGCTAGTCAACAACGAAATGGAGATACCCATGAGCAAAGAAGCAGAAGACGCACTCGAAAATGCAATCAATGATTTGAGAGCGGGAGATTTTCAATTTGATGAGAAGATCAAATATTGGAACGGTCTTGTGGATAAATTCAACCCTACGGAATTAGGTCCAATGGAATTAAACATGACTTCCGAAGGTGCGAAGATATTGGAAGGTATCACGGCTAAAGTTAAAGCCGCCATGCTTGAGAAGTTCGGAGAGGAGTATTAGATCATGCAATTCGATATCCACATCCAATGTGCCGATTGCGACGGCTTTGGAACGCACGACCATACTGCTCATGGCGTGAATGCCAACGGTCCTTATGTCGATGTCACCGAACAGAATTGTTATGTGTGCGAGGGACAAGGTCTCGTGTATGTCGGTCGTGAGACCTATGACAGTCTGTCGGATCTGAAATCTGATTACCCTGAAAGCATTGTCCAGAATATTGAAACGAGGAAATGGGCATAGTGTAGTCGGG